CAACAGGGCAAATGGTGTTAGGAAGGCAGCGAACAATGTGCCGATTGCGCCGACAAAGACGCGTTCCCAAAAGGTTCCTTCCTTATAGATCAGAGCGCGGACGATACCCCCTGCCAATCCGGCGACAAGGTGACTTGGCTGGACGCCAATGGCAGCGAGCCAAGCGGCAATTGTGCTAAACATCCGAGTCATCCTCAATAACCTTCGGTTTCGGAGTGACATCGATCAGCTTGGATGTTGCCATCATGCGCTGCGCTTCAAGCAGCATCGCGCCGATATCGTTCGTATGATTGACTTCGATCTTCTGTTCGGTCGGTGCCTTCGCCATAGACATTTCACCAAGCCAGACAGCCGCCGCGCGACGTTCTTTAATCGGCTGAGTGTCGTCGTTCATCAAATCCCACATGAATTCGGCGACGTTAATCGACTTACCGGCAATCCATTCCTTGGTTTCCTTCGGAGTAGCCACGCGACCACCGGTCTTTTCGCGTCCCTTCTGGAAACCGATCTTATTCAGGTGATCTTTCCATTCAGGCGAATTCCAGCGCTCTTGCTCTTTCGGATTCACAGCGCGTTTGCGACGTCCGCCCTTCTTTTTTGGCGGTGATGGAATTACGTCCAGCTTGATTTCATTGCCGGTCTCATTATCGATTTCATCACTCATCGATTTCGCGTCCCCCAAAAATAGCAATGAAGGCGTCCGCGTCCGCGTCATCCGCGAAATCAATCATGATGTGTGACGGCTTGTTGATTTCATAAGCGAAGTTCCCGGCTATCGTTTCCCGGAAGGATTTGATGAATTTTTCATAAACCCACTCTTCGAAACGACCAGCAGCAGAAGCGTCCGCAATCTGTGCCTTATAGCCGTTCTGTGGTATCTCGAATTTGATGCGCATTAACCCGCGAATTGCCCCTTGCATGCGTTGTTTATTTCAGCTTATTTAGCGCCATTATCGTTTTTGATTGAAAGGGGAATTGGAATGGCAAATACGCAATCAAAAGCCGCCGATACGCAAACCGGAGCGGCACAAGATCAGCCTTCAGCAGGTTTGGATTTGCTGGAACAAATCGCGGTTAAGAGCAATCCCGCTGTTGATGCATTCTTGGCTGACATCAAGCCTATCAAAGATGGTTTCGCCAAGCCGAAGAATGCGTTCAAACGTAAGCAGCCAATCCACAAGATCAACGCTAACCGCTATGAATTCGATATCGGCAAGCTTGGTCGGAGAGGTTGGGTAAAATCACCGGCAGACGGCGTTGTAATGCTTGAACAGCTTGAAGCCGCCGCGCTTGACGACAGCGATACACGGTTCCGGGCGTTGATCGAGGAAAAGTATAACGCTGCTGGTCCTCGCGTCGGAAACGGCTAAGTTCAGCGGCAAAACGGCAGTGATACAGGGGCGGCTTCGGTCGCCCTTTTTCGTTTGGTCCGGATTTTCTGAAAAATGTAAAAATTTTGCGCGCGACCATATAAGAAAGTAGAGCGCGCAAAGGGGGTAGGGCGGGTGCTGTATACCCATAAGCGAAAGGGTCCGGCTGCGCGCGGCAATTTCCGGACCCCTTTCAAGAGACAATAAGGCAAGTCGCTATAGTTCCTTCATTCGGCGCTTGCGGTTTATTTATGCTGCCCGTGCGATCACCCGCTTGACGCTGGTCGCTGTCCACTGTCCGCCTCGTGGCGATTGCTTGCCCGCATCGTTCAGTGCGTCGGCGATAGCCTGTAGTGTTTCGCCCGCATCCCGGAGCTTCTGGACCAACGGCAGCACCGTAGCGGCGAACCGATCAGCCTTAGCCTTGGCTGCTTCATTGCGCTTGTTGGTCTTATCCCTTAGACCGCCAAGCTTCACGCCACGCGCCTTCGCCGACTGAAGCGCTGCCTTGGTGCGGGTGCTGATGAAATCGCGCTCTTGCTCTGCCAAGGCGGCATAGATGTGTAGCTGAAACTTGTCGGCATGAGGCATGGAAGCGACACGGAACTTAACCTTCGGATCATCCATCAGCTTAGCGATGAACGACACCTTGCGAGACAGACGGTCTAGCTTGGCGATCAGCACTTCAGCGCCGGTCTTGCGGGCAAGGGCAAGCGCTTCGATCAGTTGCGGGCGATCATCGTCGCCACCAGATTGGATGTCTTTGAATTCGCCGATGATTTCGTATGGAACTTCTGAATACTGGTCCAGATACAGCGCGATATCGCGTGTCTGTGCCTCTAGACCAAGACCGCTCTTGCCTTGTTCGGCTGTCGAAACGCGGATGTAGGTAATGTACTGCTTCATGAAAATTGCCTCACTGTTTAAAGCAGTATTTAGCATCCACAACAGTTGAATGTCAAAGGTCAACAGACGTTGTGATTGATAAATGGTGAGGAAACAGGCGCTGTCTGTGGATTGGTCGAACGACGGGTAAAAATCCCAAGCAGTCCGCCCATTTGGGGAAGAGAGGGCGATACCCCTTGTTTTGTCCAGACGATTCATGCCTACTGCGCAAGCAGCAAGCGGCACATGAATTCATTTTTAAATGGAGACGTGTGCCGATGCCGAAACCCAATCCTAAACTTCCCGAACATTTCAGGCTGAAGCTGCTTGGCTTCGAAGTGTCCGCTTTAGGACGCTACCCGATAAACTGTGCCGTCGTGCTCTGCCTACTGTGGATGGTGATTGCCGTCGTGTGGCTGGTCGTCCGGACCGGATGAGGCAATTTCGGAGAGTTTCCGGGCGGTCACGCGGCGCGAGCGGAATACGTGGTCATTGCCGGAAGTAATTGTATATACAAGTTCAAAATTTGTTCATATAGCGCACATGGCAAATCGAGAACGTTGCTGATGGCTATGGATTGGCTGTCTTGCCTTCGGCAAGTGCCCTTCGGGCATGTAACATGATGGTTCGGACTATTCGGTTGCCATTCAGCCGCGCCACCTTGACGCCTTTCAACAGGACGATGTGAGAATATTTTTATCAGGTTTTGTTACTTATAATATCTAAAGTACTTGAATCTGATTATTTTTGTTTCTATCCCAAACCGTCCTGAACGAGTGCCTTTGAGCGGCGGGCACCTTAACGCCTTTATTCAGGACGAAGTTTGATTCAATAAAAATAATCAGGTTTTGTTACTTATAATATCTAAAGTACTTGAATCTGATAAAAAATATTCTCACATCGTCCTGTAGAAAAGCCTTAGAGTGGCGCGAGACACAATACACCAAAACACTGTTACACTGAGCGCGAGGAACGAAGCGCGAAGACGAAGCCTGTTCGACTACTACCCTTATATAAAATTCAAAACAAATAGAAGTTTTATCTGCTGATACCGGCAACTTTATGCTTGCATTCCGGGAACGAAATCTGTAAAGTATTACACGGTTCAACGATGACTATCGTCATTCAAGTCGCCATCGGCGCATCAGGCTAAAGTACCTGCCCGAACCAAAATACAAACATTTCTCATTTTGTTCTGAAAAACGCATGCTTTGTGCGCCATCGAAGGGAGAGAAGTTACTATATACAACAGAAGAAAAGGAATCGGCTGGAAACTGACTTCAATTCTTCGAGGTCGGTTAAGTCGGTTCCATTACTCAATACCTCGCTAAATGTGAATGTAGGGAGTTTAGGACGTTTCCAGCCGGTCCTAAACTCCCTTTTATTTTATTCACATGAGGTTTTTACTAAAATGAATTCCCCCAAAATGCAATTGACTTACGTGGATGGTCCGGTTGGTTCTTTTAAGACCACATCGCTTCTGAGCTATCTCCGAAACAATTCCATCCCTGCCACTGTCTGTACACAGACGAACAATCTGTCCGGTCAATATGTGACTGCCGATGGTCTCGACATTGAAATGATTTGCCGTGAAGTCCGCAAGGACGGTGATTACACGGCAGCATCGCAGACCTACCGGGAACGCCTTCTATCGGACCCCGCACGGCTTTACGCGATCAACCAGCAAGTTGCCGTTGCCTGTCAAGACGCTGATCCGGACCGCTTCTATTTCTTCGATGAAGTCCCGGTTGTGTTTGAGACGTTCAAATTCAACTCACTGCCGCTTAGCCAAGATTTCGTTTCCGGCTGGCTTGCTTCGGCACTGTCGGACGAACCGTCATATTATGAAATGGTTGCCACGGATTTCATTCGGAACATCGCCGAACACGGTTGGAAGGACGACGTTCTGAAGGACTGCGAAGATATCCTTACGGTTGCCCAACGCATTGCGAGTGACCATTACCGCGTGTTCGTTCATGCCAAGTCGTTCAACGCGTTCAAGAACGGTATCCCGAAACAGCTTCAGTTCTTCATTGTTGCCCGCCCGTCGCTGTTCCCGAAGCATTCGACCTTTATGGGCGCAAACTACAAGAAGTCGCTTCAGTACCTCATTTGGTCGGTATCGGAAGACGTCGAATTCGTTCCGCATCCGAACATCAAGGCGCAACACGACGACTTGAGCCATAAGGCTGAACAGACTGAAATCTATTATGTCAGCGAACGCAATTTCAGTAAGGCGCTCTTCAACGAGAAGACTCCGCGCATTCAGAAGGCGGTGAAGGCAACGAGCTTCCCGAAGATCGCCAAGGCGACGGGAAAGGCGATTGCCGAACAGTTCGCGGGTATCAAATTTATCTACTGTTCCAATTCCGAGTACGAACGGACGAAATGGGCGGGTCCGCTTGGCACCTTGGTTTCCAGCAATTCGCGTGGTTGGAATGGCGGACGTGACTTCAACATGGCGGTCTTCATGGCTGCTATCAACTATGATCCGGCAACCCTCACATTCCTTCGCAAGCTGTATGGCATCAACAAGGAAGCCGCGAAATATGCTTTGACGTTCGAGTCTGCCTATCAGTTCGCCGGTCGCACGAGCTTGCGCATGAAAGACAGTGGTGAACGCGTCATTCTAATCTTTGGTGATCGTGCGACCGCCAATGCGATGCAGGGATTTATTCCAGGGTGCGCCGAACCGAAGCTTATCGACCTTGGAATTCCGGAACTGCTGTTCCCCGATGACGAGCCGGAAGCGGATGAAGAAGGGGAAGCTTCCGTCCAGCCGGTCAAGGTCGAAAAGACGGCAGACGAGTTGCGAGAGGAAAACAACGTTCATAGCCAGCTTCGCAATCGCCGTATTCGTATCCTCAAGAACCATGACGAAACGCTTCAATATGAAGGCTTCCGCTTTCGGTTTTGGGCGCACCATTCGGCTATGGAGACCCTTGAAACCGAAGCGCTGGCTTGGGAAGACGTGCTTGAATTCTTCCGTACCTATGTGAACGGGGAAGAGGTTTCGACAAAGGACGCGAACAAGATGTTCCGCGAAGGCGTCTTCTTCGACAACGAAAACCATCTGCTGAAGGACAACATTCAATCCACAAAAATTGTCGTGCTCGATATCGACAACGTGACCGGCGACGTTAAAGAGCTTTCCGCCTATCTCAAGTGCCGGAAGATTTCACACCTGATCGTTAGCACCTTCAGTTGTGTAAACGTCGAAAACTACTCCGAACAGCAGATAAAGATTCGTGTTCTCATTCCGCTTACCGAAGCCGTCGATGCCGAGAACTACAGCCGCATTATCCGCCTTCTGAATCGGGACATCAGAGAGAAGTTCGATAATCAGTTCCCGGTTGATCCGGCTTGCATGAGTATCAACAACCGCTTCTATGCGCCTTGCCGTCCTGCCAAGGGTGAGCCGATCTTTATCGATGGTACTTACTATGACTACGACATCACCCGTTTCGTGAAGAAGGCAGCGGTTTTCCTTGATGCTCGCTGGTGCATGGTCCGAAACCTGCCTGAAGATTTGGAAGCTCCTGCTATCAAGCGACACATTGCCGGGAGCGTTCGCAAGACCTCCGATGAAATCGTTCTGGAATGTGCCGCAATGGCTGGCGCGGGCAATGGTGACGGTCCGTTCTACAATGCTGCCGTTGAACTGATCAAGGCTGGCTATTCCAAGGAAGAAGCGATTGCCGCTCTGTCTGGCAAGGAACACATGTTCGGTTCAGGTAAGGGGCGCAATGCTGAACGCGCGGTGACGAACGCCAAGAGTAAGCAGCGCGTTATGATCGCGGCTGAATGAATTAGATATGGGCGGTACTTCACTGATGCCGCCAACCCAATACCCCAAATCAAAATTCAGAGAACGAAAGGAATGAATAACGAAGCAATTACCAACGATAACGCCGGAATATACGCACTAATTTGTACAGAAACTGGTCAAAGATATGTTGGTTGTTCGGCTGATATCCGACAGCGTATCAACGTCCATTTCAGCGATATGAAGCGAAGCAAGCATCATAGTCGCCTTGTTCAGGAACTCTATGACACACACGGTCGATCCGCGTTCACGTGGGAAGTTCTTGAAGTCATTGAAGACGATGAACAACGGCATGCTATCGAGAAAGAGTACATTCGAAGCGGCATGTTCGACCTGAACCTTCTTTCATCACCGATCCATGAGAGACCCCGGTGTTTGCATCGCCGAAAGCCGATGCGCGATTATTCGGGCGAGAAAAGCACGCGATTTCTTGGTTTCTATCATGTGCCATGGGGTCGCTACGCAACGTCACGCCAAGCCGCGCATGAAAGCAAGGGTCTGATTTCACACCTCACCGTACAAAAGAACTGCCGCAATCCAGACAAGATCATTTCCAAACAAGCGTTCGGAGCGTCCGCCTACTTACAATCATTTGGTCCATCGGTGATCGGCAAATCATGGCGTGAACTCGGTTTCTGGTTTGAACCGAAGAAGCCCTAAAAATGTAGAACGCTATATACAACATAAGGAAGACGAAAAGCCGGTAGGATGGCTGTTTTCCAAGCCATTCATCGGAGTCGTATTCCTCATACGTTAAATGTCTCTTCGATTAAGGGTTCAGAAGCCATTCCTACCGGCGCTTCTGAACCCTTTTTCTTTGACCAAAAACAGGAGACTTAACGAAAATGACATCAGTACCAAAGAACGGAACACCATGGGAAGGGGCGAAGCCATATCTGCTTACAGTAGCTATCAAGGAGTATCCGGAAGTCGTTGCGGAAATCATGGTTGAAAACCCCGTATTTCAAAACGAATTCATTCGACTTCTTCGGGCTAAGGAAACTGAAGCCAAGTCTGCCGAGACCGAACCCCGCAAGCGCGTTCGTGCGCCGAAGACCACGAACTAATCAAGATAAAATAGGAGAGATTTTCACATGTATATTGACGAAGCAATCAAGGCGGCTGAAGCACGCCGAATTGAAAAATGGCATGAACACCAAAAGGTCTTACTTGAACGCGAGCGCGAACTGAAGGCACGCGAAGCCGCCAAGACGGTAATTGCCGAGCTTCTGGACATCTATCGCGGCGATATCGCGCTTTTTGCCAAGCAGGTTTTCGACGCGGACCTTACCGAGCAGCAGAAGGCTTTTGCCGAAGAGTTCCGGACCGAACGACGGATTGATTACCGTGCTGAACTCGCTTCCGGCAAGAGCTTCGCCGTCGCGATTGTCATTTGGTGGTCGCTCGTCTGTCACGATGACGTACTCGTGACGGTGTTCGGTCCGTCTGAAGCAGCGCTTAAACACGGTATCTGGAAACAACTGTTTGTGCTCCATGACCGCATGCCAGCGACGTTCAAAGACCTGTTTGAAACGTCGGCTGTTCGGATCACTCGCAAGGCGGACCCGAAGTCCTGTTATGCTGAAATGCGGCTTGCCACATCCGATAACGTTCGTGGCATCCATGCGACCAACAATTTCGTTTTCGTGGAAGACGCGGACGGGGTAGCGAAAGACGACTTGTATACACTTCATTTCGTGCTTGCCGACCCGAACCCGAAGCTTTGCCTGATCAACACGGTTATTCCGGAATGGATGAAGCAGTACGAACCCAAGAAGGATGATGCCAAGAAAGCTGATGCGCAGAGCGTCTATGCGAACCTTGTAAAGCTTACCGAAGCGAGCGGCTTGAAGAATGCGGACATGATCTTCATTGATCCGAGTAGCGTACAGCCGTCTGACTTGGTCCGGGTGGAAGCCGAAGCTAAGCCGGATGCTGTCGAACCCTTCGATAAAGACCGGTATGCAGTTTTTGATATCGAAGACCTGAAGCGCTGTCAGGAACTGACACGGAGCTTGCCAATCCTTATTGAACCGCTGGAAACCGTCACCGAAGCCGAGTTGTTCAACGAAGCCCTGTCGTCTCTTCGGGAAATGGTGCGCGGCGAAGTTCGTCGTGATCCGGTTTGGCTTGAGGCAATTCGTTACCAGCTAGAAAATGCGGATTACCTTTCCGAAAAAGCAGCGCGCGCCGACTGATCCAACACATACAGCACCAACGAAAAACCCGCCATCATCGGCGGGTTTCGTTTATCTGGCGGTAGCGTTCCGTAATGCGTCGAGAGACCGCCGAAATTCGTCATTGACGCGCTTTTCCAATTCTCCCGGCTCACCAGTACCCGGCGCCAAATCAAGCGCCTCTATCGCGCTCCATTCGTCCACAAACGCGGCTTCTGTTGCCGTCATGCGATCCGACAAGAATTTGTTGGCGTTGGCGAGCGCTTCGGCATCCTTCACCATCTGTTCAATCGTCTTGGTCTGCTGATCCACGGCAAGCGTGAGCGTGGCGTTCTGCTGTTCAAGCACGGCTATTTCGGACAGGGTCATGCGCCTGTATACGTAAAAGCTGCCGGACGTGGCGACCAGCAGCAGAATTAGACCGATAATGATGTACAGGTTGAACTGTGTCACTTCGTAATCGACTTAACCGCCCACATGACCGCTTCTTCGGTCTTGGTCTTCGCAATCGAAAGTTCCCGGCTGTTGCCGCAAGACTCGATCAGGTCCAGCAGTTCAAGACCCTTGTCCTTTATCGCCTTCATCGAAGCCTTTTCGGCATCGCTAAGGACGCGGTATTCGTGGCGAAGAACGTTGTTGCTCGTGCGTTTATCGGACGTCGCTGGAATGGCTTCTGCCTTGCTCAAATCGATGATATCGACCGTGCCGAAGTCGCCATCATAGATGTCCACGGGTTCCCATACGCGTTTACCAGTCGTGACACGCAGGAATTCCGGCAGACCATCAAAATAGACCTTATTCGGGGTTCCGCCTTCAGTGTAGGTGTGCTGCATAACGGCAATAAGCGCTTCTTCCGTTACTTCGCCACCATGCCCGACAAGCCACGCTTCAGCGCCATCGTTTGCGGTCCAAGCGGCATATTCAGGCGTATCGATGATCTTGATTGCGTCGTCGGGGATGTGGTCGAGAATGTTTACAGTCATGTTTTTGTCTCCTGTTGTTGATGCAGATATTTAGCGATTTGGCTGCATTGACCGGCGACAGGAGACGGGCGGCATTTCCTTGAAATAAACGACCACTTTTATTGAGCGCGACCCTACCGAGACACCCCGGCGCGCAAATAACGCAAATTCGCGAAAATGGGGGTCCGCAACGCCTTGTAATTCAGGGGGTTCAGAGCGGCATTTTCAAAAGATCAAAATAAACGAACCTAGCACTGTACGAGGAACCCCAAACTATGCTCGAAAAGGAACATTCGTGTTGATCGCCACCGGGGGGAGTGAAATGATTGTAAGGATAGGCGTCGTCGCCTTCATGATGGGTACGATGTGGTTCGTTTGCGAATACGGCTCCGCGACCATTGGCGTGGTCGTCCTAGCGGGTATAATCGGTGCCATTGAAGTGAGCATCAAGGACCGTCTCGACCGGATTACACAAGCGCTGGAAATGCACAGTAAGAAGGTCTTCCCGGAGCTATGGGAGTAGCGGCTTCATCAACTAACAGAGGAGCCGCCGTTATTGGCGGCTCCTATGGGATATATCGGCGGTTCGCTCGATCAGATGGCAGCCGCGACAGCCAAGAACGCCAAACCGAGAATGATCACATTCCCGACCGTCAACGGCTGGTCCTTGACCATACCGAAGAGCCAAAGCGGAATTTTCATCAGCATATCGAGTGCCCAAAGCCCGAATGCGATGATCGCCGACAGCTTGGCAAAATCCATGAAGCTTGTGCCGATACCGCCGAAGATCAGCACACCGGCAATCGCCATTCCGAGAACGATATAGACGATTATGGCAATCCAAAAATGCAAGCGTGCTTCGCTACGATAGTGCGCTTCCCACGCGCGGCGAACTTCTTCATCTGTTGGCATTCGTTCGGTCATTGTCTTTCTCCCCTGTTGTTTGAGCCTCTTTGATTTAGTCGTACTGTGCCAAATCGTCGGCGATGCGTTTCGCATTCATGTTGTGTATTTTGACCGCTTCATAAAGCCCGTGCTTTTTCGCCAGCGTTCGTTGCTCATCTATGAATGCGAAGAATTCCGCGCGAAGTTCATGGTCTTTTATTAGCTTGTCGTAAGTGAATTTCGGTTCTTTCAATTTCCATATCCTATGCCGGATATGGCGTCTTTCATTGTAAAGTGCGGCGGCAGGAATGCCGCCTATTTCGCTTCAGCCATACGTGTTGTTGATTGTTAGTCTCGTGTTTTCGCGTATTCCAATGCGGTTTCGATGGCGTCCTTTTTCAATTTCAGGTCATATTCAGTGCCGTAATAGGTCGCATGCCCCTTGATCTTATGACCGGTGATCGACGCTTGAACGCCAAGATCGCACTTTGAGTTTTTCAGCAAATCCGCCATCCGGTGACGATAGCTGTAGTGCCCTTTTCCGGGCGTGTGACGCCTGAAGAATTCGGACATCGCGCGGTTGATCTGCCTTGGTCCACGGGGATGATGAAACCTTGTGAAGCCTTCCGGAAACGCCTTCATTGCCTCAAGAGCATCGCCAACCAATGGAATGTTTCGGTGACGGTCACCCCCGGTCTTGACCTTCTTACGGAGAGCGTTCTTGCCGATGCTGATATACGGAACTGGCGCGTCCAGATGGATATCCGAAGCCGTAAGCCACGCCAGTTCTTTGGCACCGGTTCCCGTACATTCTCCAATGCGAATGACTGCCTTTGCCTCATCGGACATGCCAGACGTTTCGAGCGCTGCCCGAATTGCCTTCACTTCAGCTTCGGTGAACGGCGGACGCTTTTCCGCGTCGTCTTCCTTGACGTTCTTCAGGTCTTTGAATGGATTGTGCGAGCCGGGGTGATCGACGCGGAAAACCTCATCAAGAATGATCTTCAGCCACATCATTTTTTTGTTGGCTGCATCTGCCTTGAATTCGCCTTCGCCAAGCCGTTCAACAAGCTTGCTCCGGTATTCGGTCGCAAGGGCGTTGTCGAGCTTCAGGCAATCGACGTCTTCGCCCATTTCTTCAGCGAAGTCTTCAATCGCTTCCTCATACCGCCGCCAAAACCGCTTAATTTCGAGCGGGTCTTTTCCCAAGACCTTATCCGGGCAAATCTGCTGAAAGCGCTTGAATGCTTCCTTGAAGGTAAGGGCAGGGGTTTCCGTTGCGCCGACAATCGCCGCTACCTGTCGCTTGTTCAGGTTGTTCATTGTTTTCGTTGCTTCGTATCTCTCATTGTACAAATTGATTGAATCTGAAATCGATGCAGACATGAAGTCACCCGCATATGCGTAGGTGAATGGCGCGGCAAAGCTTGCCGCTGTCTGTTGTAAAATCGGATATGAAATTTCATCAGCCGGAAGGGTTTCCGACTTGAATTGACGACGCCATCTTGACAAGGCGGCACCAGCCTTTTGGAAAGCTTCGTCCGGGTCTGATGTGTCCAGCGTTTCCCAAATTTGGGTGCGCAGCTTGCCCGTTTGCGGGTCTCGGTACTTTTCCCAAAGGTGCTTCGGTACTGCGATGCGAAATGTATAATTGCCGTTCCTGATAACTGTGTGTGGAACCTTTTTATTTGATTTCATTTTGAATTTTGTTGACATGTTTACTATGTCCTTCGCTCTACATCGCACTGTAAGTGGAGTCAACAATAAAAAACTACGTTGCTACACTTTTCTGGAATTTCATTTCATTTCAACTTCCGTTGTTCTTTGTGCGAATGTAGCAATCGATGTAGCAAAAATGTAGCAAACTGCCGATAATCATTGATTTTATTGGGTTTTTGTGCCATTTGACCGACCTGATCCGGGTCATGCCGGCGTAGGAACGGAAAGAAGGCCGCCAGCGGCAAGTTCTCCTTTTCATCGCCTTTCCTGGATCTCCGTGATGTTCCGTCTGGAGATCGATCGATGACGTCCTCTGCC